ACATAATATACAGAGTCGGCTCGGAAACACCCTGATTTAAGGTGTTTTCTGCGCTTTTTGCACTCGCTTGCGGTGTCGCAATGACACCGAACAACAAGACAACGCCGAGCGAAGCGACGTGTTTTGCCCACGCCTTCAATAGCGGATCGGCGCTCTTTTCTGCCGCAAGTTCCGCAAACCAAAGCTCTGGTTTTTCTCCGATTGCAAGGCATACCTGAGCGATCGTGACCGGGTCGGTAATGGGGCTTCTTCCGACGATCCAGAAGTGCACCATCGTGTGCGAGACGCCCACCACCTTCGCTATTTCTCGGGTGGAAGTAGTGCCCAGTTTTGACACCGCTTTCTCCATCAGCCGCTGCGTTGCGTTCATGAGCTAACTCCAGTTGACAGGCGTGTTAACCGGAGTGTACAGTCCTCACCGCTAACTGCGGTTAACAGCCCGGATAGCCGGGGGCCACCCTAGGACGCGGCTGGTAGGCCCCCCGGACTGCTCTCCGCAGCCGCGTCCGACCTGAGCAGGGGTCACCATGCATCTGGCCATTTATCTGGTAGTTCTCGCCCTCGTGGGCCTCGTAGCCTTCTGGCTCGGCCACGATCAGGGCCGCAAAAGCGCCCACCGGGCCTACGTCCTTTGGATCAACCGCAACGGCGCAGGGCAGGGCAGGGCATGAGCCTGCAGCAGATCGCCATCGCCGGCGTCAACATCGCCGTTGCCTGCTTCAACGTCCTTCTCGCTGTCGGAATCGTCCTCCACATCGTGCGTCGTTTCAGCAACGCCCGTCGAGGCATCTTCCGATGAAGCGCGGCGGCATCCTCCACTGTCACCGCATGGCCGAAGGTCGCCGCGTTAGCGCCTTCCTGTCATCGCTGGATTTGCGCCGCGAGCAGGCGTTGCGCATTTCCAATACCCCCGGCATTCGCCACACCGCACGCCAAGCCGCCAAGCACGAAGCCGACCAGCTAGCCGACGACATCACATACCTGCGCGCCCAGTACCAGTCCAAGGCAGCCGTGGGTGAGGTCGATGCTCAGTGAGCGCCCATCGAATCCTGTCGCGGACGGTTACGCCCAGCTGCTCACAAGGCAGCCGTGGCACTGGTTCGCTTCTTTCACCTTCAAGCCCAAACAAGAAACAACCAGCGGCGGCATGCACCCCGAGAAAGCCGACAAGGCGTACTGCCTCTTCGTCTCTCATCTCAACGGCGCTCTATACGGTCGCAATTGGCACCGCAAGCCTCATGGCGGGGGGGTGTGGGCTCGCGGTCAAGAATTCCACAAGTCGGGACGCATCCATTTCCACGCCGTCCTCGCTGCCCCCCAGGTCGATCTCAACGCCGTCGCAAGACGACTCGATTGGATGGACTGGTGGTTCAAGCATTTCGGTATTGCCCGCATTGAGCGGCCGGCGAGTCAGGACGATGTCGCGGCCTATGTGAGCAAGTACGTCACCAAAGACGGCGAGGTCGATTTGTCTCGCAACTTTGGAAGGTATGTCCCGCCTTCGCTGTTTTGAAGGGACGCGCGTAAGGCGGAACGTGATCAGTTTCCCGCCCCTCGGAGTCGAAGCACCTTCGCCCCGATGGCCCTTGTAACGGACCCTGAGAGGGGCTTTCCGTTGCTTGACCCTACAGGTGCGCCCAGAAAACGCCCAAACGAAGAGAGAACCCGACCATGGCAAAGATCACGATCAAGTCCCCGGTATCGAGCATCACGCGCGACAAACGAGACGGATCCGGCACCTACACCAAGCACACGCAGGAAGCGACCTTCGAGACCAGCGCCATGCGCGTCAACATCGAACTCGAAGTGAAAGACGCCAACAGCGCTCACGCCCAAGGCGTGTACGACTTCGACATCGAAGAAGCGTTGGTGATGGGCCGTTTCGGTCCGGAACTGCCGCGCTTCTGGAAGCTCACGCCCGCCAAGACGAAAGCGGCGGCCTAACTCATGTACGCCTGCACCGCGTTCGATGCACTCAACAACTGCACGAACTGGGTGCAGCAGCAGTACCTGCTTCCACCCCTATCTGCGGAAGAGGGTTTGCAGTATTCCGGCGCGATCATCATGTGCTGGTTTATTGCATTAGGCATCCGCGAACTTCTCTCACTCATCGAAAGGAAATGACCATGCTCGCTGGCTTCGCTGCTGCCGTTACCACCATCACCACCGATCTGGGCACCGTCGGTGCCGGTCTCGTCACGATCGGTCTCGTCAGCCTGGGCATCACGTTGGTGGTTCGCCGCTTCCGCTGATGTCGCAACACCACGGAAGGCCCTGTGCACGGGGCCTTCTGCTTTTCAGGGAATCGACAATGGAACCGTATCTCGGATGGCTCATTCTCTTTACCGCCTTGTCCTCGTTCTGGCTCTTGCTCTCACCGCGCAAGAAGTAGCCGCGCAAGCGGCCCCGGTGGTGGTTCCGGTGGCTGTGCAGGTCACGGCTCCCACGGCCTCCGGCGGGCTCCAAGGCATCGCCACCTATCAAGCGACCACCGGCACGGGTTCTGCGGCCAATACGGCCTACTACTCCCGCGCCGTGGCCTTCTCCGAACAGCAAGTAGCGAACGCCGCTCGAGCGCGTGTCGCGGGCCCTAGCGCTGCTGTCGGTGCCGTGGCGATCTCTGCGGCCATTCTTGCCGCCGGCTACCTGCTCGACGCCTACACGGGGCAAATCAATTCTTCGCCGGCGGTTCCGCCGGCACCGCTCGGCCCGCAGTCGTGGCAATTGCAAATGACGCCGCCGGTCTATTTCTCCACGCATTCCGGCGCCGTGGGCTACACGATGAATGACGGCAACACCATCAGCGCTTATTGCTGTTCGGGTAATCCTGCGACGCAAGCGACGTACTACGCCACGCCCTACGGCTCAGCGACGTTGCTACTCGTGCCAACGCCTGCAGGAGCCGTTAACGGCGCCACAGGTGTGGCCGCTGTTCCCGCCACGGATGCGCAAGTCGCCCAGGCCATTCGCAACAACCCGAATACCTGGCCCGAACTGTGGACTGACCCGGCCACGGGCGGCGTCGTCAATTCCCAGCCCGTGCAAGACCAAGCCACAGCCCTGAGAAACGAACTCGCCGCACAGGCCGGCATCGACCCCAACACGCTCCCGGTTCCCGAACTGAGCGAAGCGGCGGAGAACGGTCAATCCGACAACCAGCCCACGGCATGGCCCAGCTTCTGCGCATGGGCGTCGAAGGTCTGCAACTTCGTGGACTGGATGAAACAGGAGCCTGAGGACGTCGACGGCGACCTGCCGCTGCCTGAGAAGAACATCGCAGCAACAAGCGGCTGGACCAGCGGTCTAGGGGAGGGCACTTGTCCTCCGCCCATTGCGCTCACGCTCAGTACCGGTAGCTATTCCCTTCCGCTCAATGCGGTCTGCTCGTTCGCCTCGCAAGCGCGAACGCTGATTCTCCTCTTTGCCGCCCTCAGTGCGGCCTACATTCTCGCAGGAGCCAAGAGTGCTTAGGGTTCTCTTCCAGTATTTGCGCAAGCTGCTCGGAAGCAGTGGCGCCCGACTGCTCACCAGCATGGGAATCTCGGTTGCCAGCTACGCCGGTCTGACCGTCGCCATGACTGCCGCACTGAATGCCGTGGCTGCCGGCGTCGGCGGTCTACCATCGGCGGTCGCCAACATCATGCTGCTTATGGGCTTTGGACAGGCATTGTCGATCATTGGTGCGGCCTTCATGACCAAAGCCGCCATTCAATCCAGCAGCCTCGGCTTCACCAAGACCAGCAGCACATGATTACGATCATTACGGGTGTTCCCGGTGGCGGTAAGACCCTCAAGACGGTCGAACTGCTCGACAAGGAGCTAGACGCGGGCAGGGCGTGTTTCTCGAATATCGACGGCTTCATCGACGAGCGCTGCGGCATCTCGCCGGACGACTGGCGCGACACCCCGGAAGGCTCGTTTGTCGTCTATGACGAAGCGCAAAAAATCTTCCCCTCGACGGCCAAGGTGGGCGTTTCGGAAGACCCGCGCATCCGCGCCCTGGAAATGCATCGGCATACAGGGCACGACATCGTGCTGGTCACCCAAGACCCGGCGCTCATCCATTTGAACGTTCGCAAGCTGGTCGGTCGCCATATCCATCTCCACCGCTCTGCCGGCCTCAAGCGCGCTACCGTGTACACCTGGGATTTTTGCGTCACGTCGCCGAACTCGCGCACGGAGCAAAAGCGCGCCGACATCAATAACTGGTTCTTCCCAAAAAAGAAGTTCGATCGCTACCAGTCCGCGACCAAGCACACCCACAAATTCAGCCTCCCGTTCTGGCCGACTGTATTCCTCGCCCTAGGCGGTCTGCTCGGCGGCGTTTTCATCTACTCGACCTTCTTCCGCTCCGAGAGCTTCGCGGCTATCAAGCAAGGCATCGGTGCTCAGGCGGCACCGGCCGCAGCGCCAGACGCGCGCCAGCGCGGCCAAGCGCGGCCGGTGTCGCCCAACCCCGGCAACGAGTGGACGACCGCGGGAACCCTCCCAGCCGTCCGCGGCTGCGCGATCCTCACCAAGTCCTGCCGCTGCTGGGATGGGGAAGGGCACCAGTTGGATCTCAACCTGGGCCAATGCCTCACGCTGGCCAATTCGCCGCTTCCCATGGACTTCTCCGCTTACTTGAGTGCAGAGTCGAACAGCTCTGGCGCCGGACACCGACAGGATGTTCAATCCTCCGGTGTTGTAGTCCGCTCAGGCTCGCCCTTACCTCCTCGTGCACTCGAGGGTCCTAGCGAGTCAGAGGAGGATTTCGAGCCCGGACTAGAATAGATACTTCCAATGAGTAACTCAACGCATGAACACAGTCTCTCATAATGTTGAACTCGAAAAGCTTCTCGACGGCTCAGACTCGATGCAGAGAGAATTTGAAAGAATAATTCGAATTTTCTCTGTCCCGACTGAATTGCGATCACAAATTCCGATCGCACTCGCCTCGCTTTCTATGGAGCACGCCAGCGCAATGAGGACTCTTGTTAGACAGCAGCACTACGCTTCGGCAAGTGCTCTTTTTCGCCCTCAGTTCGACGCCGTAGTTCGCGCGATTTGGTTCTCGGAGCTTGCAAATGATTCACAGCTAGCTGAGTTTAAGCTGGACAGCGAAAAGGACGGTGTTTTCCCCAAAACCTTCGAGATGTTTGATCAATGTGAAGCGCTCGATACACCTATAGTTCCGATCCTTAAAAGTTACCATTCAACTTACAAAAACAGGATGCATTCTTTTACGCATGGCGGATTTCTGGCCGTCAAACTTCATGCAACTCCTTACGAGAAACTGTCAACTTCTGTCTATGGAATGATCAAGTCATCCAACGGCCTTCTCGTGTTGGCAGCTATGGCTTCCGCCTATTTTTTGGATGCGCCAGGCGCACTTGATTTGGTCAGCAATGCTGTCAATTCCGCGCGAGAAGCATGGGCGAACTAGCCGTATTCGTGCTTCCCTGGTGCGAGTCCTATCACCGGTACCGGAGTGTGGCCCCCGGACCGGGGCCACGGTAACGCTTCACGCCGTTACTCGCGGGAGTTAGGAACCGGGATCCTCGCCGGCCTTGGCGACTTTCTTCCGGAAGGCCGTAACCACTTCCTGCAAACTGCTTTTCTTTCCACGGGCTTTGGCGGCCCGTTTGCTGAGGCTATCCACGAAGAGGAGCCCGGCTAGCCGCTGGGCATTGATCCGGTCGCCATCTGGAGAGATGAGCCAGTCGCCCCGAACCTTCCAGCCATCCCAAGAATCCGCCAGGTCGAAGTGCCCGGCCATGCCATAAGGAAAACGCCGGCTTTTGCCGGCGTTCTTTTTGCCATCTTTGTCGTCAGTCACAAGGAGCCCTCTACGTAGGGAGTAGAGCCGAAGTTTCGGATTCCATTCGAAGGGCTGTGATCAGCCAAGTCCTGAAGCGGCCGTAGGACGCGGCTAGGAGGTTCTTTAGGATGGACATAATATACA